GGAGAATTATATGGGTCTTCCATGTACTCTTGGTTTTGTTTAGCTTTTTTTTCTATTCTATATGAATCTTTAAATGAAGGTTTTTTATCTTTAGCATAGAGTTCCAATGATTTTAAATCTGATTTAGTCTCATTTAAACTTACACCAACTCCATCAAAAGTAAAATCTTTTTTTCCTTCCATTCTAATTTGTCCTTCTGATGCTTGGAAACTAGGTTGTTTTATTTCTTTTAACTCTTCTGGTGTTAATTTTTTTTTGTCAATAGGCAAATTATGAATGAAACCATCTGGTCCTTTAAAAAATTCAACATCTTTTATTACTTTACTATCAGCTGGGTAGTAGGTTAAATCTAACCCTTCATCATAAGCTGTTGAAAGATTTCCTGATTTTATATCTTTTACCTGAGTAGATGGTATGTCGTTTACACCAAAAACATGAACGTTAACTTCTCCTGTATCTAAACTATGTGTCACGTCTACAGAATTGCCATTAATTTCTACACGTTTAACAATTCCATTTTTAAACTTGTCTGGATTAGCTGTTTTAGTTACATCAGTTCCTTCAGTCCAGGCTTTTTTAACTAGAGCTGGAAACCAGTCTGGCATACCTGCTGTTTTTGTAATTGTAGGTGTAACTATTTTACTAAGACCTTTAGTTTTTATTAAACCCGCTAAACCTGTTTTAAATGCGGCCCCTGTTGCTGCAGCACCACCCATCATTTGTAAAAATGCTCTACGAGTAAATCCACCTTTGCCGTAAGCTGCTCTGCCACCTTCGTTTAAATATAATTGACCAGCTATGCCACCTTCTGCCATTGCATCAGGGTCACCATCGTAATCTTTTAATTTAGTTGCAAGATCTTCTTCTTTTCCATCAACAATATTTTTCATTTCTTGATCAGAATAAGATTGTTTAATGGTTGGATCTTTTCTTGGTTTTAAAAAACTAGGGTCAATGTTCTCATCAATAATTTTATTAAAGTCTGAATACTTTTCTGTATTCATAAATTTATTTGCAATACCATCAAAAGCTTCCAAAGAATCTTCACCATAATATGTTCTAAGTATATCAATTGGATCTGATCCACCTCCAGAAGGTTGTATTATAGATTTAATCTCATCTGGTTGTAATTTAATTTTACCTAACTTAATTTCTCTATTTAAAAATTCTCTAGCAGCTGTTCTAACCAAACCTTCTTTCTTACGATCAACAGGTGGTGCTGATGACTTCATTAAGTCCATAAAGATGTCACCCGCTGATTCTGCTTTGGTCTCCATGTCTTTGCCCATCTTATTCATTCTGTTTACAGATTCTTGCATTTTACCTATTGGGCTTTGAGGTGTTGTACCAGGTGGTAATCCCATATCATTTTTTAAGGATTCTAAACCTTTGCCTGTTACTTGTTGCTTACTGCCTAAATCTATGACCTTGCCTTCAGATTGACTTTGTGGAAATTTAAAATCAAATAAGGTGTTTACATTATTCTCAAAATTTTTAATTTGTCTTGCGTCTTTAGTTCCAAAAGCATAAGGCAAACTTTCTAAGATAGAAGCTGCTGCTTCCTCTAAAGCTTCTGGGTTTTTTTGAAGATATTTTTTACTAAAAGTACCACTAAGAGAATTGTTTATACCTTGACCAAGACTTCTAACATTACTTGTATTGCCCATCATACTGGACACGGCTTTTACACCAAATAATTTTTGTAGTTTTTGTAGTAGTGTTATTGCCGCCATTAATAATAAACCTTCTTAGTTTTTATAATTGTTTGATCGTTATAGTCTTCGGGATGAGGAATTAACCCTCCCTGTCTAAATCGCATCACGGCTTGAGTCATACTATCTACAAGATCGTCATGATCACCATAAGGAAACGCTGCACATTCTTCAATAACTTCCTGTGCAAAATTCTTATGGGTTGGAGCCCATATCATACCACTTTCAAATAAAGGTGCAACTGAATTTACACGTGTGTGTTTGTCATTACCTCTTGAAGGAGTAAAATTAACTACAGGTATTCCCATATTACGAAGTTCATAGGTAAGAGGTAGTCCTGATGCTTTAGATTCTATTAATACTGTTTCTGGTTGCCAGTAGTTATATTGCTCTAATGCTTTACGTCTTAGTTCTGGAAACTCTAGTCTTGCTTTGAATGAATCTACTAACATTAGACTTGCAGGCTTGTCTTCGGATTCTCTAAACACGCCCCATGTTGTAATAGCAGAATAATCGGCAGTTTCCTTCTTCATAAATGCTGTGTCATAGGATTGTATAACGTGTTCTAGCTTAGGCATGTAATCATGATCCCATTTCTTCCACCACTCACGTTTTATAATTGCACCTTCTTCACTAGTTGGGTTTTGCATCCATTGTGCGTTCCATTTACCAATTGAGATAGAGGCCTTTACAGCTTCTAATTCTTTTATCTTCCAATACTCTGGCCAGACAGGTTTTTTACTTGGTAGGATTGCAGGAAATTCTATAAGTTCCCATTGATCTGCTTTTGCTTCTTTTTGATGAGACAACAGCATGCCCGTTAAATCTTTAACATTCCATCTTGTCATTACACAGACAATAGTACCACCTGGTTGTAATCTTTGACGTGGTCCTGATGTATACCATTCGTAAGCTCTCTCAAGAGCAGTTAAATTTAAAGCATCTTGCTCAGAATGGGGATCATCTATAATTAATAGATCTGCACCCCGACCTGTAATTGCTCCACCAACACCAGCAGCAAAGTATTCTCCACCTTGTGCAGTTTCCCAGCGACCTGCTGCTTGTGAATCTTCTCTAAGTCTAGTTGGAAATACTGATTTGTATTCTTCTGTGTCCATTAATGTTTTTGCCTTACGCCCGAACCTTATGGCTAGTTCTCCGGTGTGGGTCGTTTGAATAATTTTTAGTTTTGGGTTTCTCCCGATCATCCAGGCAGGGAGCAGGGAACTGGCGAACTCTGACTTGGTATGTCTTGGTGGCATGTTAACAATTAATCTTTTAACTTTACCTGTAGACATTTCGTTAAATTTTTTTGCAATAATTTTATGGTGCGGACCCTCAATGAATTCTGGCCACATGTGTTTTACAAAACTTAAAAAATCAGATTGTATATGAGATATCTTTTTCTTTTCTCCAAACTTTAAATACATTCTCATAAAGTCTTTTCTTACATCTGGAGGTAATTTTTTTATTTTTTTTAAGTCAATATTCATAATATTTTTTTGCAAAATTTTTTTTAAATTTTTTTTGGTTGATTTTGGAACCCATAATGGTTTTATAGGCTAAAACCCTCTAAATCAAGCTATAAAGGGTATACTAAGGGACCCCTATATTTTAGGGGGTATAATAACAATATGCCTAGCGCAAATTTTTGCATGGCACTGGTACCTCTATTGATTGTAGCCCCGCAGGGGGCGCACAACCTATGGTTGTGCATGTTATGTTGTTAGTCTAGTAGTGTCATGTATGCTGGTACATTTAACCTGCTAAACTTATCTAATTTCTTTTGCATTGTATCGTAGTCCTCTGCAACTTCTGCTGTCTTGATGTCTATGTATAGTTTATGTTCCTGCTCAGTCAACATTGCTGATTGACCTGAGTAAGGGTTAGTTGTTTTTATTAGCTGAGCCATTCTTAATCCTTTGTTGTAGTTTATATAACTTACGGTCGTAATATATCTCCATGTTTACTGCTATGACAAATAATACAAAGCCACTCAGTAAGAATGTTATGCCTATGTATAGTAACGTATTGTACATTGTGTATCCTTTCGTTGTTAATGGGACTATCCTACATTAGTAGGGTAGTCCCGTCAAGTGTTATTGAAACTTTCCCTTAGCATCTAAGACCGCATATACACCAGCATCAACTAGTTGTTTATATGCACCCTTACGAGTTTTTTTTAGACCTGTGAAATAACGTGCTAGAGTTCTAACAGTAGTACCTTTTCTAGGGTCACACATTAGCAAACCACTTCGTACCTCACTTCTTAAACCAATCAGAGACATACTGATTTGGAAGTTGCCTCGGTCTTTGTCATTATTAAATGTTATTGTTGTCATTGTATCCTTTCGTTGGTTAATCATGGTCCTATAATATCCCATAGGATGCTGCTGTCAACCCTATTAATAATTAATAGTTAGCTGTTAATAGTCACTAGTCCTATTATATCCTATATTCTAGGATATGTCAAGTGAAATAATAAAGTATTATTACTGCACCAATAAACCCTATTACGAGTTCAACCATTAGTTTAACCCTCCCTCATATCTAATCTTTACGCCACCTGTTGCTGTTCTGTATCCATTAGCATCTACATCAAAGTAAGTCATACAAGGTTTCATATCCTTGCTAGTCCATTCCTTACAATCTTTAGTCCATGTTCCTAGTCTCGTTATAAACTTAGAATGTTTGTTTGCATAGTATGTTATGTAAAACTTCTTATTCATCTGTATATCCTTTCATTAGTTATAGGACTATCTTATATGGGATAGTCCTATATGTCAAGTCTTTAGTTAACAGCTATTTGCAATAACTGTTCAGGTATAGGCAGTTTAATTCCTGCTTTATTCATTTGGTCTGATAGTGCTTTCACAACTGATTTTATATCTGCACCTGTGTGTATTATTAATGCGCCTGTTTCTTCCATAGCTTGAAGCGAATTATAGACAGCATGATTTTTTTGTATGTGCTTCTTAGCTTCTTCATAGCAAACTTCATCTAGCTTGGCAGTAAAGTAGTTAACAGTATCTTCTTTAGTTTTAAAGCCATCAAAATCCGTATCCCACTTCCTAGCC